TCTGGTGATCTACTAACCTGCAATATCAATATCTCAGTCCTAACGAGTTGGAGCTAAAATGTCCGAGTGGGAAAAAGAGCAAGAAGCCTTCCTGATCAAGATCGGGCAGGTAGCACCATCAGCACCTAAGCCAGTAACTACTAAGAAAGACGAGGAATAATCTCATGGCTGTATTTCTAAATAACAAGGTCGGCGTGAAGATTAACACAGTCGATCTTTCAGACCACGTTACAGCAGTAACACTTAACCGCACTTTCGACGAGCTCGAAGTGACTGCAATGGGCGATGGCGGACACAAGTTCGTTAAAGGCCTCGAAGCATCATCTGTCACAATTGACTTCCTAAATGACACAGCAACAGCCAACGTCCTACAGACTTTGCAAGCTGCATGGGGAACCAACGTCACAGTAGTCCTACTACAGGAAAAGGGAACCGCAGTATCTGCGACCAACCCTCTCTACACAATGACTTGCCTCATCAACGGCACTACAGATATCAACGGCGCAGTCGCTGATCTCGCCGTCCAGAGCCTGACATTTAACGTCTCAGGCACTACAGTAGTAGCCACAACAGGCACATTCTAAGAAACTAAACAAAGGGGCACAGCATGGCAAAGTTAATAGTAAAAATGATTGACAATACGGTGCATGAAATTGAAATCACGCCACGTCTTGAATATTCATTCGAGTTGTACAGCAAAAAGGGATTTCACAAATCGTTCCGCGATGATGAAATGCAGACCTCGGTCTATTGGCTAGCATGGGAAGGCCTTCGACTAAGTGGAGTCACAGTCAAGCCATTCGGGCCAGACTTTCTCGATAACCTAAAGAGTGTCGAGGTTGCAGAGTCTGACCCTTTGGCCTAGGCAGGGATAGCATCCACTATCTCATTGCTCGCTTGAGCATCGAGACGGCTATCCCTCCACAAGACTTAATTGATTTAGATTCGACAATGCTTCAGATGTTACTGAAAGCGTTGAAAGATAGAGCAAAGGAGCAGAGCGATGCCTACAGAGCTAAAAGGCGCTAACGAGCTTCGCAAAGCCCTAAAGAAGTTTTCACCTGATCTAGACAAAGCAACACGCGATGAGATGGTCGGATTCTTAAAGCCATTGGTAAAGAAAGCCAGAGGCTTCATGCCATCTAACAGCGCCATGCCGTCTGGATTCGTTAAGCATGAAGTTAAGACTGCAACTTTTCCAATGTACGATGCAACCGAGGCACGTCGGGGCGTAGGTTATAAATTGACACCGACTAAGCCTAACCGCGAGGGATGGTCTGCGACTGTATCGATCCACAATAAGACAGCGGCAGGCGCGATCTTTGAGACGGCTGGACGTAAGTCTGGCATGTCTGGTCGATTCAGCCCACGATTGCAAGGCAATCTAACAGGCGCTGGCAAGATGTCTGGACGTGCAATGTTTAAAGCGTACAAAGAAGATGAGGGCAAGGCTAAGGCTGGAGTTATTAAGGCACTTGAAAAGGCTGCCTCTAAGTTTAACGAAAGTGGCAACTAATGGCTGAATTAAGAATCCCCATAATTGTCGAAAACAAAGGCAAGAAAGCCTTAGGCGACACCGACAAAGATGTCAAGAAACTTTCTAAGTCTTTTAAGAAACTAGCAGGCGCACTAGGCATTGGTCTATCAGCTGCCGCCGTAGTAAAATTTGGTAAACAAGCCGCTAAAGCATTCATGGAAGACGAAAAGGCAGCCAGCCGTCTAGCAATGTCGGTTAAGAATCTCGGCCTTGGATTTGAGTCAGTTCGCATCGAGAGTTTTATTAGCGAACTTTCTGCCATGTCTGGCGTTACAGATGATCAACTGCGTCCAGCAATGCAGAAACTATTGCAGACTACTGGGTCGGTTACGAAGTCCCAAGAATTACTTAACCAAGCCCTAGACATTTCACGCGGTTCTGGCGAGGACTACGAGACTGTCGTTAATGATCTTTCAATGGCTTACGTTGGAAACACTAAAGGACTTCGTAAGTATGCTCTGGGACTATCTCAGGCTGAACTTAAGACTATGAGTTTTGCCGATGTACAGTCTAAGTTCGCTGCTACATTCAAGGGATCTAATGCAGCCTATCTTGACACATACGCTGGCAAGTTCGAGTTAATCAATACAGCCGTTGGAGAAGCCTCAGAAAAAATTGGTGGGGCTCTAGTCGAGTCTTTAGTAGCAGCCTTCGCAGCTGGAGATCCTCAGGAGTTCGTTGCCAAGATCGAAGGCCTAGCGACAAAGATCGCCAGCATGGTTGCAACAGCCGTGTTCGGATTTAAGAAACTTTATTACTTAACATCTGACCAAGCCATCCTTGCTTCACTAAACCCGTTCGACAATTATGAGAACGAAGTAGTTAAGATTATCGACATTCAAGAAAAGATGTTTAGAGCTTCATTCGAGGGCATCAAGATGGGCTATCTCGGATCTATGCCTATTGGCATCTATACCACTCCAGCGAATGATGCAGCCCGCAAGAAGGCAGAAGCAGACGCACTCAAGCGCGCCAAAGAATTAGCAGCAGCGCAGACAAAGACTCTGGCAGAAGCCAAGAAGAAGGCAGCACTTGACAAAGCCTCAAAGACTCTCAATATAGATGCTATTGGTATTGAGGCAGCACTCAAGGGAAAGATTAGCGAAACCGATCGCATCTCTTTGCTATTGCAGAAAGCGCTTCTTGAAGGTAATGCAACTTTAGCAACTCAATTAGCAGACCAACTAGATGCTGCTACTAAACGCAACGCTCTTCTAAACGCTGCCCTACTTGCTACTCCTAAGGCTCCTAATCCTTACGAGAATTGGAAAATTCCAGATGATGTTCTGGCTTGGACAGCAGCTTCTCTAGGCGTCACAGTCTCAGCCTTAGGCACGACCCCTGTTCCTATATCCTCTACCTTCTCAGATGCACAAATGGAATTGGCTGCCGCAGTTAATGCTGGACAGGTCGCAGAGCAGAAGTTAATTAACGTTCAGGTCTATCTAGATGGAGACATCGTTGGCGGTGCGATTACTAACTCACAGGTTAATAGCTCACTGTCTGGCTCGTTTAATCAAGTCAATCGATCACGCAATAAGGGCGCAGTAGCGATAGAATGACACTTCCAGCCACCATCTCCGTATCGTTCGACTTCAGCCAAGGTGCTACATTCGGCCTTGGTTTTATTATTGGCGATGATAAGTATGGAGTTATTGGCACAGGTACATTTGCAGCATCATCTGTGATAGATCCAGTGGTTGATCTGAGCAGTGTCACTCGATCAATTAAGATCAGTCGTGGCCGCAATATTATGCGTGATACCTATGAGGCAGGCAATTGCACAGTTCGAGTCTTAGATCCTGACTCATACTTTAATCCTCAAAATGCAGCATCACCCTATTTTGGCTATCTGACACCACTCAGAAAAATACGTGTGGCGGCTACTACGGCCACAGCGCAGGAGTTCCTATTCTCTGGATACGTTGACACTTACAAGTATTACTATCCAACAGGGCAGGAGATTGGATACGTCGATATCGTCTGCTCCGATGCCTTCAGACTATTTCAGATGGCTAACGTCTCTACAGTCACAGGTGCAACGGCTGGACAGACTACTGGCACCCGTATCACTAAGATCCTTGATCAAGTCTCATTCCCTACATCAATGCGAATTACAGACACAGGGTCAACTACGGTTCAAGCAGATCCTGCCACAGCTCGCACATCCCTAGCAGCATTGAAAGCGGCCGAGTTCGCTGAGCAGGGAGCGTTCTTTATGCTCCCAGATGGCACAGCAGAATTTAAGGATCGCGCAGATGTAGTGGGATCTTTAGCGGCTACGCCTATCGAGTTTAATCAGACAACAGGCATTCCTTATTCTGACCTTCGCTATGCCTTCGATGACAAGCTCATCGTAAATCAAGCCAGCATGACACGCATAGGCGGCACAGCGCAGACTTCTGTCAACGCAGATTCATCAGCTAAGTATTTCCCTCATGGCACGACTATCACCGACATGATCCCGCAGACAGATGCTCAAGTATTAGATATTGTCAAGATTTATGTGGCAACTAGAGCTGAGACAACTATCCGCATCGATGCCATGACAGTCGATCTACTTGACACAGATGTACCGACTGACACCATGATCGGCCTTGACTATTTTGACAATGTAAAGATTACCAACGTCCAGCCAGATGGCTCAACGATTGTTAAGACCTTGCAGGTGCAGGGCTTAGCGTGGGATATAACCCCTAACAGCATGAAATGCACACTAACAACACTTGAGCCAATAGTTGAAGGATTCATAGTGGGATCAAGCACATACGGTATAATCGGACAATCCATATTGGGATACTAGGAGATAAATCATGGCAGCAGGTCTAGGATATAAAGAGTTCACTACGGGAGATGTTTTAACCGCAGCGGACGCCAATGGCTATCTAGCCTCACAAGTCGTCATGGTCTTCGCTAGTGCGGCAGCTCGCACTTCAGGCATCGCCTCGCCTCAAGAAGGCATGATCTCTTTCCTCAAGGACACTAACTCAACCGAGTATTACTCAGGCTCGGCTTGGGTAGCTATTGCTGGAGCGGCTTCTAGTCCTGCCCTGATCCTTACTGGTTCAGCAGACTTTACGACATCGAGCGCAGTCAATATCAATAACTGCTTCTCAGCCACTTATCTCAATTACTTGGTACTTATCAACCTTACGGCAGTATCTGCAACAGATTCCGATCTTTCAGTTAGATTAAGAGTAGGCGGCGCAGATAACACAAGCTCTAATTACTATGACAATACATACCAGAATAATGGCTCTACAGCAGGTGGCAACCGAGTTAATGCTGCGACATCGTGGGGTTTTGGCAACATGGCCTCATCAAAGGCAACGCAACTTGCAACACAGGCAACCTTTCTTGACCCGTTCTCATCTATCACGACAAAGGTCTTAAGCCAATCTAACCGATGGAACTCATCAGATAACAATCAATTTTTAATGGTAAACGAGCATCGTGTTGCTTCTTCATTCGATGGAGTAAGTTTCATCCCTAGCTCTGGCACAATTTCAGGCAAAATCCGCATCTATGGTTACACCCTCAGCTAGGAGACAATAAATGGCAACAGCGACAGAAGTATTTGCAAATGAAAATCGCACAGTTGAGCGCGAGATGTCAGCGGAGGAATTAGAGAGCATTGCACAAATGCATCAAGAATCTCAAGCTGCTAAAGCGGCAGAAAAGGCAGCATCTAAAGAAAAGGCTATTGCTAAAGCTGCACTACTTGAGCGCCTTGGTATTACAGCCGATGAAGCAGCACTTTTACTTGGATGAAGCCTAGACTTTCAAAGTCTGCCATTCAATTAAGAGAGCAGATCGATGATGCATTCCCCGATCGTGATCGAACTTCAGACGGCTGGATCGGCGACCAAAGACACGCTTCGCGCAAGTCTGATCATAATCCAGATGCACAAGGATGGGTTCGTGCCATCGATGTTGACCGCGACCTTAACGGCAAAGGCAGGAAGCCCGATGTCATGCCTGACTTGGTCGATCAGATTCGACTCGCTGCAAAGTCTGGCGATAAAAGAATTAGTTACATCATCTTCGACGGCAAGATCGCCTCAACTAAAAAGGCTTGGCGTTGGCGTCCTTATGATGGGATCAATAAGCATAATCATCACGCGCATATCAGCTTCACTATCAAGGGCGACGAAGACTCTCAATTCTTTACTATACCGATGATAGGTGGACAATAATGGAGCAAGCAAAATCACTAGCAGCATCATGGGCTCGATCATTCTTGGCCGCTGCCCTCGCGCTATACATGGCAGGCGTAACAGATCCTAAGACCTTAGCGATGGCAGGGGCGGCAGCAGTAGCACCCGTCATTCTGCGCTGGCTCAATCCTAAAGATGCCTCATTCGGAGTCGGGAAAGAATGACTCAAGAAAACTTCTTCACTCTTTACTTCGCTAGCCTTGCCGTCATCGGTGGGCTTGCAGGTTATGTGATCACGCATCTTCTGTCTGAAATTAAGCGACTCAACTCGCGTGTCGATGAGATTTACAACATCCTTCTCGAGCGATAATTATTGACATGGCAAGAAAGAAAGTCATCGATCTCGATACTTACTCACAGCTTGACGCATGGGCTATTAGCCTGCACGAGATGTATCGCGCACTACGCAGGGCAGGGTTCGCAGTCGATCTTTGCCTAGCAATTATTACCGATCGAGACTCTTATCCTGACTGGATTATGCCATCAATTCCCGACCGCATGGATCCCATACCCTACGAGGACGACGACGAGGACTAATGAAGCGCATTGTCATAGTGAGCGACCTACAGGTTCCCTTCCACGATAGACACGCAGTTAAGAATCTAGCCAGTTTTATAGCCAAGTTTAAGCCGCATGAAGTAGTAACGATAGGAGATGAGATTGACTTCAACACCATCTCGAAATGGTCAGAAGGCACGCCAGAAGCCTATGAGCAGACTCTGGGAGACGATCGCGATGAGGCTGTTCAGGTACTTTACGATCTCCAAGTAACGCAATGCCTGCGTAGTAATCACACTGATCGTTTATACACGCAGCTTATGCGTAAGATTCCCTCATTCTTATCCTTGCCCGAACTTAGGTTCGAGAAGTTCATGCGCTTCGATGAGCTAGGGATTACCTTCCATAAAAAGCCGTACAATATCGCGCCTAACTGGATCGCAGTTCATGGCGACCATACCCCTATCAAGTCACAAGGGGGTCTCTCAGCCCTTGAGGCAGCCCGTAGGCATGGTAAGTCAGTCATCTCGGGGCATACTCACAGAGCAGGGCGATCGTCCTTCTCAGAGGCCTCTGGAGGCCGTATAGGGCGTGTTCTGCATGGCATAGAAGTAGGCAATCTCATGGACTTTAGTAAGGCCAGTTACACAAAGGGATCGGCTAACTGGCAGCAGGCATTCGCCATCATGTACGTAGATGGCAAGAATGTCCAAGTCGATCTTATCTACATCGAGAAGGATGGGACTTTCGTAGTCTCAGGCAAGCGGTATGGACGACCTAGATAACGAGCTTGATCGGGATATCGATGACCACATCGACGCCTTAGAATTGTTACCATATCGTTATCTAAATATCTAAAATTCCCCCTTAGGGCATGAGAAACTTATGCCATGAACGAAGGGCGTTCATAGATAAGGGTAAAAAAATGGCAACAGTAGGAATGATTCACAAATGCAAGTATCGCGTAGTTCGTGGCCTTGATAAAAATGGGCAAGTCCAATGGGAGTGCACCATCTGTAAGGAGCGCTCATAATGTTCGACCCATCATTAGGCGATTTTATTGTAATGATCGTGCTATCTGCACTATATTTCCATGTAGGCCGTATCGTCGGCATTCGCGTGGGATATCTTCAAGGCCGCAAGTCAGTCCGAGATTACTACGCATCAAAGGAAAGGGTGCGAGTGTGAAAGCAAGTGAAGTCCTATTATCAGCTACTGACATCATTGGAGACCGAGGACGAATATATGGTCATCCTCGTATCAATCAGACTCGAATCGCATTACGACTTCAACAGATGCTTGAAACACCGATTTCAGACCATCAAGCGTGTCTGGCGATGGTCGAAGTCAAGCTCGCACGTCTCCAAGAAACCGCTGACCATATTGACTCCTATATCGACGCTTGTGCATACCTCGCACTAGCTTGTGAACTAATTACTGAAAAGGACGAGCAGTATGTTTAACCTTGAAGATTACGAAACAGTAGAAGAAAGACTAATTAAGTTTTGGAAGGATCACCCAGATGGACAGATTCATACAAAGTTACTTGATCAATCCGCTGGCCGTTTTATTGTTGAGGCTGCTATATATCGCACAGAGGCGGACATTCGTCCATGGACTACGGGACTTGCAGAGGAAACGATCCAAGGTCGAGGCGTTAATGCGACGTCAGCGCTGGAGAATTGTGAGACTAGTGCTATCGGTCGAGCGCTTGCTAACGCAGGATATGCAACAAAGGGAAAGCGAGCGTCACGAGAAGAAATGGTCAAAGTTAATAAAGCGAATGAAGTAAAGACCACGATCGATCAGACCAAGGCCAAGATGCTAGATACATCTGGCACTTACATCCCAGTAGTAAAGGAAGAAGATCCATGGACTATCAAGCCAGCGACTATGCCGCCCACAATGGGGGAAGCTGTATCGACGGTGAAAGAAATTATTGGCGGCCAGACCGAGAAGGATATTCCTCGTTGCAAGCATGGTGACATGATGTGGAAGACAGGCACTACTAAGGCTGGTAAGCCATGGGGACACTTTAAGTGCATGGCTTGGGTAACAGGTGAAATCGGTGGTCGATGTGAAGCGCCCAACGATGTAATTTGGTACGAGATTAGTAAAGAAGACGGCACATGGCAGCGCCAGAAGGCGAGAGTGTAATGGGACGTTTACAGTTTATGAACCAAGACGGAGAATGGGAGTCATTCCCTACTGAGGATGAGATCCATCGATCTAAAGAGGTCATAGCGATTTTAGAGGAATTTACATTCACGACTAGATGCTGCTTATGCAATGAGGCAATTCCTTACAAAGACATCAAGGTAAATCTGGCTAATAAGAGCTGGTCATGCGCTAAGTGTCACGCTGTCAATGGCCTCACAAAGCCGTAAGTACCGAGGATTCTCGACCGAGCGTGTGGTCGCACGTTACCTTTCGGAGTGGTGGCCACATGCAGATATCGGTAGAGGGGCTGGAAAAGATATAACACATGTCCCGTTCGACATGGAAGTTAAAGCTAGATCGGCGTTCCAGCCAAAGGCGTGGATCG